ACATACAATACAGTCGTGTTACTGTAGGCGGCGGCAGTGTAGTTTTAAAATCTGCTACAGAAATTGTTAGCGGCGAAAGTTACGGACAACTATCGTTAAGTTCGGGATTAGAATTTTCTTTCAGCGATGGTGTAGTTACTAATACATTCGGTGTTGACCCTGCTGGTCTTGTGATCCTAAACAACAGCACTTATTTCGAGCCACAAACATCTGACACAAACTTTGTTAACCCAACTGGCAAAATTCGTATCAACACCGGCGAGGGTATTCAAGATTTAGAAAATACGTATACCGGAGCATTAGCATATTTAGATGCCGTATTTGCTGAAGAAACATTAACATCAGGGTATCCTTGGGGCATTACGCTACCGGTAAGTTACGCAACCTATACTGAACTTCTACAACTTACCCCAGACACATTCCCAAGTCAAACATTTATTACAGTAACAGCCAAGGCGGCAAGCGATGCCTACACCGACTGGCAAGCGGCATTAACTGCGGCAGGTGTTGACATAAATGTTGGTCCTGAGTCTTGGCAATTTGGCAGTGATGGTAGACTAACCGTCCCTGGAGCAATCTTTAGAGATGGCGGCTTGTATATGAACAGTAGCGGGTCTACAACTGCCGCATCTGTTTTTGTAAACGGTTTTGCTGGTGATGTAATTTTAAGAACTGCCGACAACGCTAATAACGTTAGTCACGATTTAGTTTTTGACGTTAATGGTAATTTAGGTTTGCCGCTTGGCGGAGCAGTTAATGCAACTAATTTAAACGTTGATTACATTAATTACCAAACTAATACTAGTATCCAAGTTGGACAACCGGGCGGCGGCAGATTTAATGTAGCCATGGATAGGTTCCAGGTGCTAGCAGTCGCACCAACTTCTAGCGTTGGATCTGAAGGCGATGTAGTTGGGTGTGTAGCATTTGACGCAAGTTATATCTATTACTGTACAGGGCTATACAACGGAGTAGCAAACATATGGAAGCGTGTACTCTGGAGCGGAGACACATGGTAAAACAATTAAATACAAGATACGGAGCAAAATAAATGACAGTACTAACATTTCCAAGTAGTCCAATAGAAGGGCAGGTATACAATGCGCCCAATGGACTACGATACGTCTACGATGGCGTTAAGTGGGCAGTTGAAACAACAACTTCAACATCCGAAGCAGTTTCAAACTCAACGCAGGATCGTGTTGCTCCTATGTTTGTTAACGGCGAGCACAATGGTATTAGCTTTACCTATAACGCTGAAACAAATGCGTTAGCTGCTACAGTTACGGCAGTTAACGGTGATCAACTAATTAACGGGGTACATACATTTACATTAGAATCTAACGGTAATATTTCATTACCAAACAATGTCACTGTTGATACTAATAGCGGTAATTTTTCTGTAATTGCCGACAATTATATAACATTAGAAACATTAGGACCAGCACAAATAGAAATTGGAAGATATTCCCCTAGCGGGTCTCTAGTAATAGTTGGTAGTACAAACACTCCGTTGATTATAGATTCAACTGTTGTAAGGTACTCGGGTGATATCACACAGTCTGCTCAAGATAACACTGCTTGTCCGACAGGTGTAGACACAGTGATCTACACGGCTACAGCACAATATCAACACGCGGTCAAACTGTTTGTCATGGTAGAAGGATTTACAGACGGTGGCGGAGTAAGTTGGGATACACAAGCCTGCGATGTTATTGCTGTTAAGGGCTACAATAACAATATCGTCCACGTGACTACCTATGGCGTTACCTACTCAGGTACAGCAGCAATAGCAACATTTGACGGACAGTGGAACGCAACAACAAACAGAATAGAAATAACCTGTACTCCAGTAAGTGCTACAAACTCAGTGGTGGCTAGTGTACACGCAATTGAAATGACCAGCAACGATTAAGGAATAATATAACATGGCAAAGAAAGCATTTGAAATACAAGGCAGCGATTTATCATTAGGTGGCGTTAGTTTACAAGCAGGTACAACTGGTGTTGTTATTCCTGGTGTTACGCAAGCGGTCAACTATCGTGTAGAAGAAGTTGAAGACACTGACGTTGATCAAACTGATACCCTTGAAGGTGCAGTAGCAATACTTGACGCTGTTCAGTTTGCGGCCTTGTCGGCAAACCCTAACGCAGACATTTCGAGATACGCTACTTACACAGTTGAACTTGATGATGACTACTACATTGACGAAATTGAAGTGGATAGTCCCGGATCATATACACAACAAGAAAAAACTACTAACGAAACTACAGACATGTGGGCACCCGGTGCTAGTGGTGATGTGTTCGACCCGTTTGTGGCTGCTGATTGGTTCCAAGTTCCTTTCCGCCCTAAGATGCGAGCAGACGAAGTTGAAAGTATTGGCGGTAGCGGAGGTGGTAGCACGTTAACTAACGGTGACTGGCAAGCATCTCTTAATGACAGCGGATCATTACGAGTAGATAATACTGATACTGAACAAAATTATTTTAAACTTACATCAATTTTAAACGAAGACGATACGTATGGAGTACTGATTGATGTTAACAATCAAGCAGGTTGGACATTTTTAGACAACGGTAATATACAATTCCCAGATGGTAGTATACAGACCACAGCCTACACTGGCACTGACAGCGGCACAATATCTACCAAATTGTGGATTGCCGCTGGATCTAATCCGGGCGGTGCCTCAGTGATAAGTTCAACTGATGGTATTGCTTGGACACTACAAGACTTCATATTGAGCAATCAAAATATCAGTCGTGTGGCCATCAGTACTGATAAGATTGTTTATTTAATATCTAATACCCAAGGTCCAGGTAGTGCTATCTATTACGCCACTGCTCCTGAAAATACACCAACCATGGCCGCTGGCACTGATGTATACGGTGAAGGTGCTATTGTTAATTGGGAAGAAGTCAACTACCTAGGTGGCAAGTTTGTGGCAGTTGGTTCTTATGAAATTAACAATAATACTGTAAGTGCTGGCATTGTCAGCATCACACTGGCCGCAGGCGACAGAATATATCCTCAAATCACTATTGACAACACTTATTATAACTATAGCGGTAACAGCATAGATATCAGCGGTGCCACCAACACTGAACTAAATGGAACATTTATTCTTCAGTACAATAGCCTAGACACACTGGGAACTGGTGTGTATGATCTAACCCTTGATGACGGACTTGGTAATGTCACTGCTCCGACAATAACCAGCACAGACATCACTGGTGCCACTATCGGAGATCTAGTCAGTGTAGATGGCAGTTCGCCAGTATTTGCCTATAGTACCAACGGTGTTTCTTGGAACTATGGCGACTTAGACCCAACTTATATTCTTAGTTTTGGCGGTCCTGCATCACAACTAGAAATGAGCGATGTAGCATATAATGGCACAGGCTATTTGATCCCTGTTATTTCTAACCAGTTTGGAGACGATATTGACAACGGTGCTCCATCTATTGCTGGTCCGGGTGCGTTCTATATCACTGACTTGACTGCACCAGTAGGTGAAGAGCAATTTATCTCCGGTGAAGGCCCAAGTGGATTACCGGGCAACTTCAACAACATCGCAGCCTATGGTGATGGCACATTCTTTGTCAGCGATGACAGATATACCGTATGGACCGGTAATGTTGTAGACGGGTGGACTGACCACGATATAAGAACAGATATGATTGCCGCCTACGGTTGGACTCCAGAAGGTGACAACAACGAAAACGATGTTGACTCTGCTGTGGCAGGCACGGTTGGAGACACAGAAGTCTGGGCCGGCACTACCAACGCTGGTATGGTAGTTTCGACCAGTGACCAAGGTGCCACATTCCAGTTCTCAATCCCAGATCCATTCACAGCGGCAGTCACAGTAAACCAGGCTAATCCAGCAGTACTTGATTTCTCAGAAGTGCGTCAACCTCAAATTTGGGAAAAGATCACTATCACTGTGGCCAACGGAGATGATACCAGTTGGAATGGTACTTATTATGTTGAAGGATCGGGCCCATCAAGCATGTGGGCACTATATGACGCAGTTGAAGGTAATGCTATTGATGCCAGTGCTTGGACACTGCCTACTAACCCGCTAACAGTAACATTCAGTTACGGTCGAGATTTAAGTGCTATACATATCGCCGATGGTGCGTGTATTGTCTACAGCGGCGACTCTAGCAAACTATATCGCTCCACTGACCTAACTACTTGGACTGTGGTGTCAAATGAAGGTGCGTTCTTTGTTGATGACATTTACTTTTCTTCAATAGAAACAGCAGTTACTGGATTGCCTACTATTACAATACCAGCAGTTCCCGCAAATTATTACAAAGGGCTACAGGCCAGTTATGGTGTTGTACATTCTAACAGTCAGACTGACGAATTAAATGTCAACAAGATAGTTATACACAAGCCAGCAACAACCACAGTAACTATACATCCTACTGGCAGTGATGATGATTTCCAAGTTAGTGGTCTAGACACCAGTGATCTACTGGCAATGTTTGTTGTATATGGTGATATCAATGGTGCTAAACCACTAAGCGATCTACAAGATTTTACTCGAGCAGTTATAGACACAGTTATTTTAGTCGACGGTGTGGAAAACGACTTCCGCACACTTGAACAAATGAAAACTGCGTTCTATGCCAACTATTCAACATTGGCATCGGTCGCAAACGGATTGGCTCCTAACTTTAGATTTTACATTGATAATGTGCCTACACTTAATGGCGGTGTAACCACTGTACGTGAAGGTAGTGGTGCTATATTTGACATTGCCAATCTCGGCGACGGAACTTATCAAGCAGATGGTCTTCAGAACCCTGGTTCAAACTATCTAGCAGGACATAAGATTAAAATTTTAGGTACAGACCTTGGAGGAGCAACACCAGACAACGATTGCATCATAACAATAGATGAGGTTGTAAACGGCGAAATAGTTTTATGGAGTGTATCAGGCACAGCCGCAGGTACAGCGATGACTAGTTATACAGCAGTCACCGGCACTAACTATAATGTAGGTAGTGGATTTACCGTAAGTAGTGTAAGTAGATATGTTCTAAGTATTTCGGTAAACGCCATTGGCTCTAACTATGTAGTAGGTGATGTAATAACTCTATCAGGGACCAATATCACAGGTGGCACAACACCAGAAAATGACTTTATTATAACTGTCAATGCTGTTGACGGTCTTGGACAGGCCTATGGCTATACTGCAACTACTGGAACTGCTCCTGATGTGTGGCCCACAAACTCAATAGATGACGGCGGTGATGACCAGTACGATACTGCTAACTACATCAACACAGACCTTGCCACTGAGATTGACTACAACGATGGTGATACTGTCGCAGATGGTACGGCAGAGTTTGGCACAGGCAGCGCCTATAGTGTTGTTTATCAAGACAGTATATTTGGTCTGTTTGTCACAGGCAACTCTGCTGACTATATTAACACATCTGGCAACAGTGGAGCAGACGGCGATAGTACTACAGAAGCAGGCAGTGTGTTTGGAGGCGGAACAGCGGCACAGACATTTGATAATGCTGTCACGCACCTCAATATTATTGGCGGCGAAGAAGTTGATGGTATTAGATTCTCCGACGGTACTAGACTTGAATCCGCAGAAGGTGTAGGTCGTGTTAAACTTGAAAGCACAGGCAATCGTAGAATTGAAGTGGCCTACGGATATAACGCAGTGTCAGTGACTCAAAGAACAACAGGATCCGCAATCACCGCCACAGCGTTTGACAGCAACACAGGCTCAACCGGGCAGGTTAATATTGCTGTGACCGGCACAAACCTTGATGCTCTGGTGGCATTACAGAACGGCTCTGCGTTGTATGAGATCGGAGTTTCAGCAGATAACATAAATTTTATTACAGGAACAATTGGCGGCGGTGACGGCACAAGTTATGTACAGATAGTATTCAACAATGGAGCAACATTGGCTTTCGATCAAGGCGACACACTTTACTATACTGTCACTACTGGCGGTGATCCAGTAGTTTGGTGGGATAAGTCAGACTTGCCTGGTGGTAGCAGTGATTTCCGTGGTGCTGTTATAGACTATCACGCTTATACCGGCGATAGCACTATCATAGGAACCATACACATAGTAGATGACGACGGTGAAGAAAACATTACTCACACTGAAGTACAGAGTGGCGCTGATGACGGAGAAAATGATGATTTATGGTTGGTACAGAATGAGGGTACTATCAGTTTCCGTCGCATAGACGGCGACAGTCATACATTAAAAATACAATGGACCGCTAGAGTGTTCTACGGTTCAGAGACATACGATTAATTGGGAGTAATTAAATGGCAAAAGTAAGAAAAATAAACGTAAGCAAAGTTCAAGGCGACGACTCTAACAACACCAGTAGCAGTGAGGTTCGCCCCTACGGTGAAATAGCAGTTTATGAGGGTATCAACAATAAACTAGAACTGCTGATGTTTGACGGTGTTAGAACTAACTTAAAAAGCAAAGTTCTAAACAAAGGCACATTCTATGGTGGTGATGCTGACAGCGGTGACGGATTAAATTACGATACCATTAAATTAATCCCCGATGCTGAACTACATCGAAATGACAATGTCTACGGCAATGATCAATATCTCATCATTGATCCCACAGGCGGCGAACCTAATCATATCCATATTCGTTCTGGCGGAACTATAGATTCTAGTACTACTGATCTGTTCTTAGGCGGTGAAAAGAACAATGTGCGTGTCAGTGATACTAATGATCGTGTAGCCATTACCACTGATGCTGGCATAAGCGGAATTAAAACTTGGTTATTTGACGGTGGTGGGGCGTTGACATTTCCAGACACAACTTCTCAAACCACAGCATATCCAGGTATTCCGGGACCTTACGCAGATGACGCTGCCGCGGCACTGGCCAACGTTGCTGTTGGAAGTCCTTATTATCAGGTAAGTGGACAAGTTTTTGTTAGATTGGTATAAACAGTTGATGACAATAATCTTAATCACACTTTTAATGACACACTTGACAATCGTGTCGGTTACACTGTACCTACATCGTAGTCAAGCACATAGGGGTGTTGAGTTTCATCCAGCAGTAGCACATGCCATGCGTTTCTGGTTGTGGCTTACTACCGGAATGGTTACAAAACAGTGGGTTGCTATACACAGAAAACATCATAGATTTACAGATCAGGAAGGTGATCCGCACAGTCCCGTAGTCTATGGCATTAAGCGTGTGTTCTTCAAAGGTGCCGGTCTTTACCATTCTGCCAGCAGAGACAAAGAAATGGTAGAACAGTATGGTGTGGGCACCCCCGGCGACTGGATCGAACGGAATTTGTACAGCCTGCATAGCCGCCTTGGTATTCTTCTAATGCTGATCATAGATCTACTGTTCTTTGGACCGTGGGGCTTAATCGTGTGGGCTGTACAAATGCTATGGATACCATTTTGGGCAGCTGGAGTAGTAAACGGTATTGGACATTGGTGGGGCTATCGCAATAGTGAAACCAAAGACGCTAGCCGTAACATCAGCCCGTGGGGCATTATTATTGGTGGGGAAGAATTGCACAACAATCATCATCTTGCACCTGCCAGTGCCAAACTAAGTGCAAAACCCTGGGAATTTGATCTAGGATGGCTTTATATTAGTATATTAAAAATGCTAGGTTTAGCAAAACTACGAACCAGCTAAATATATAAAAGAGAGCGCAAACATGGCAATACAAACTATCAATCTAGGAACTTATGCAAACGACGGCACAGGCGACGATTTGCGATCAGCCTTTCAGAAAGTTAACGCTAATATTTTAGAATTATACACTACCTTCCACGGTGCAACTGTTGGTGCGGAACCGCCTGCCGGTGTACCAGAAGGCGAACTATGGTGGAATACCGCAGATGGTAAGATGTACATTAAATATGGTACAGTTTGGGTTGAGTCAAGTCCACAATCGCCTAGTGTAAATTACAGCGTATCTGCAGAGAGTACAACTGGTGGGGCAAACATTAGATTATCCGGAACTGACTTGTCAGTGGACGATGTTAAGATAGCCTCAGGTGACAATATAACAGTTACTAGAACTGATGCAAGTACTATTACAATTAGTTCTACAATATCTAGCAGTGGCATTAATGGGCTAGCAGATGTTGATACAGTAAGCACACCGCCAGTTGACGGTCAAGCATTAGTATGGGACGGTTTAAACTGGGTTCCGGGAAACGTTGCAAGCAGCGGCGGCAATTTAGATTTTGGTTCTTTTGCAGCTCCGGCAGGTCTTACATTAGACCTAGGAATATTTTAAAAGGTTAGGGGATAACAATGGCATTACAAATTAGAAGAGGCTTAGAAGCAGATAGATTAAGCGTTACTCCTGCTGAAGGAGAGTTGTTGTACACAACTGACGAGACTACCTTGTACGTCGGTGATGGAACAACACCAGGTGGCAATATTGTAACTGGCAGCAGCGGCGGCGGACTAAACAACGTCGTAGAAGATACTACGCCACAGTTAGGTGGTAATCTAGACGTTAATGGGAATTCAATAGTATCAACATCAAATGGAAATATTAATATAGACCCAGACGGAACTGGTAACATTGTTCTCCACGGAAACTTAAATATTAGCAGTAGCGGAAATTTTTCTAATTTAGAGCAGATAAATTTTCAACCAACGGTGCTGACATCATTTGGTAGCAATAATAACAGCATTGACGGTAACGTGTTTATTACTAGAAATACATATTCTAGTGCATTTGGTGCAGGATTTACGTTTGCACAACACCATGACACTGCTGATGCTGTAAATTTTTCATTTTATAGAAGTAGGGGAACTGGCGTTACTCCGACAGCTACCCTGAATGGTGACGATATTGTTGATATAAACTTCTTTGGCCGAACTGATACAGCAACAACTATTGCAGCTTCATTTAGTGTGCAGATAGACGGAGTTCCTAGCTCAACTCACATTCCTGGAAAATTTGTTTTTGCAACAGATAACGGAACTAGTCAAGGTGTTAGAGCAGAATTATCTGCTGCGGGGGTGTGGAAAACAAACTCAATTGCAAACTATAGCGGAGCAGAATTATTGTTAACTGCTACAACGATTAAGGCAGTAGGCAATGTACAAATTAATGCACAAGGCGATTTACGATTTGCAGATGCCGATAGTACAAACTATGTAGGATTCCAAGCACCGACTACAGTATCTACAAACGTAGTATGGACATTACCGGCGGCTGACGGCGGCGCTGGTGAAGTATTAACTACTGACGGCGCAGGTACACTAAGTTGGGCAGTCGGAGGTAGTAGCAGTGGCGCATCAAGATCAACACTACCGGCTATTACTACTGCTTCATTAGCAGACGGTGCTTCTGAAGACTTAGCATTCTCTGGCTACAAAGGTTATGTATTATACAAAATTGAAACAAGTGATGCTGCATGGGTTAGATTATATACTAGCGAGGCAGCAAGGACTGCTGACGCAGGACGCTTAGAAGGTGTTGACCCATTGCCTGGTTCTGGAGTTGTTGCAGAAATCATTACAACTGGCGCTGATACAATATTAATTAGTCCAGGGGCAATAGGATTTAGCAGCGAAGCTTCTCCAACTTCAGCTATTCCTTGTACTATTACAAACAAAGCTGGTGTTACAACTACAATTACAGTTACGGTTACTGCATTACAACTAGAGGTATAAGATGCCTATATCAGATTACATTCGACGAAGAGAATATATCGTCACAGTTTATAATCTTCAAGATCTCGAATCGGTGTATGACGATTTAGAAACAGAAGGTAAGGCTCCGGAAAATGTTGAGTTAACAAGAAGTGTAAAATGTGTTCATCGTAGAATTACTAGTAGAAATACACACTACTTGTTGTCTGATTGGGAAGCAGGCGACTTATTACAAGATCCTAGAATTAAATCAGTAACGTTAGCACCTAAGTACTTAGGCATCCAAGCCGGTACATTTGCAGAATCTCAAACATCATCTAATTGGGACAAGTCCGGGTCAACATCGGCTTCTATGAAGAATTGGGGCTTACTACGTTGTACTAGAGACAGTCAAATTACTAACTGGGGCGGCACCGGATACGAAGGTACTGGTGTCGGAACTGCTGCACAGACTAGCACTATTACATTATCACAAACAGGACGCAATGTCGACGTTGTGATATGTGATATGGACGGAATCGTCTGGAACCATCCAGAATATGCAATAAATGCAGACGGTACAGGCGGAACAAGATCGGTGCAGTATGACTGGGGACAACACAATTCAGAAATTGGTAATGGGTCGAACAGTGTATGGG